CGGACTTTTGGCGGTTGCGCAAGAAGCCGTCGGCATGGTACGCGAGAAGATGGTTACTGGATATGAGCATAAGGTCTACGATACTGGCAATCTGGCGAGAAGTATCACCGCCGACATCGACCCGGACAACAACGAAGTAACCATCGGCACAAACGTTGAGTACGCGCATTATGTGCACGATGGACACGCAGGACATGCCGTTTTCTTTCCCAAGCTGGGCGACAAAGGCGAGTTCCGCGTCATGCCGGGAGGATACACCCCCGGCAGACCGTTTATGACGGACACGTTCGCGGATTCTGCAAACGCGGAACGCCTTGTGGACATCATGGCGGACGTAATCAAGCAGAATATGGACTAATTACAGCAATATCAGCGCATGGCAAAGCACCGCCGTGCGCTGTTTGCATATACGCGGAAAAGCAAAGCACCGCATTTCCGCAAACAATCAAAGGCGCAAAGCACCGCGCCCCGAAGCAAAGGAGATTGAAACATGAATATCCTCACTAGAAAGAGCCTGAAAGCCCTGAATGTGCCTGATGAGGCGATTGACGCAATTGTGGAAGCCCACAGTGACGCAATCAACGACATCAAGGCGGAGCGTGACAAGTACGCGGAACAGGCGAAGCAGATTGCAGCGCTGACCACGGAGCGCGACACGCTCAAACAGCAGCTTGCCGACGCGAAGAAGAGCGGCGGCGACGCGCAGAAGATTCAGGAGGCGTTCGACGCCTACAAGCAGCAGGTGGAGACGGAAAAGAAAACCGCGACGCTGACAACCGCCGCGAGAAAGCTGCTGACCAGCAAGGGGATGCAGGAGAAACTTGCCGACCTTGTGATGGCAAAGCGCGGACTGGACGGCATCGAACTCGACGACAAGGGCGCAATCAAGGACGGCGACAAGCTGATTGACGCGCTAAAGGGCGAGTACGGCGACCTTTTCTCCACGCAGCAGCAGCAGGGTACACCTACCACAACCCCGCCGAGCGGCGGCAATGCCACGCACGGCAGCGGACGCGCCGCAGCACTGGCGGCGAAGTACGCGCAAGATATGTATGGCGCAGTTGCGCCGGAAGGAGCAAATAAATGAGCTTTACCAGCAAGGCAACCGGGACTGTTTACCAGCCCGGTTATTTCCTCGAAAACGCGGAAGACGCAATCCGCGAAACCAAGCAGATTAAGCAGTCTGGCGCTACCACCGCCGAAAACGGCGCGAAGTACGTCAAGATGGGGACTGTTTACCCCGCGAATGACGGCACTGCCGTCGGCATCGTGTACGAGGACGTGGACGTTACCAGCGGCGACATGCCCGGCAGCGTCGTGACGCGCGGCACGGTTTACGAGAGCCGTCTCCCCACCGCAATCAACAGCACCGCCAAGAGCGCGCTGACGGCAAAGGGCTTCTACTTCATCGCCGCCGAAGCCACGACGGTTCGCCCGTACTGACGAAAGGAGAATACCATGCAGATTCCGTCTTTTGAGAACAATATTTTCGGTCTTATCCCCAAGGAGGAGTGGCTGGACGTTGGCTTTAACGTCAGCCGCCCGAACGA